CACACCCTGCACGGCGGATCGAAGAACTGCTGCCGCATCGGTGGACGGCACCCGAGCCGATCGCCTGACATCCTTCGCCGCGCCGGGCAAGATGGGTTGCCCGGACGCTTACGCTCCTTCGTGGTGGTTGATGGTGTGGTCATGAACGCGCTGTTCGGAAGTAAAGCCAAGCGTTTTCCGCTTCTTTTTCAGTCCTGCTTCGCGGCCTGCCGGCCAGCTTCGTAGGCCGCCATCAGGGCGCTCTTGACGCCCCAGGCGCTGACCTCGTGGAAGTCCAGCCGGTCGCTGTTGCGGGTTTCCAGGGTTTCGATGAACAGGTGATCCAGCGCGATCTGCTGGAGCAGGGTTTCGAGGGTTTTGGCGGCTTGCTTGCTCATGGTCGTCTCCTTGTGTTGGCGTTGATGGTGATTGCATTCAGGCGCTGTTCGAACGAGAAGCCAAGCTCTTTCTGGCCTGGCTTCGCAGATTTATTTGCGCCCTGCCTTGAGTGCCTGGATGCCCTCGTGGGCGAGCGTCAGGGCTGCGGTCTGAAACGCGATGTGCGCCACCCCGGGTGCGTCCTTGGCGTCATCGATCAGCTCGTCGATCACCGCCCTCGACTTGGCGCGCATCGCCGCGCAGGCGGCATCGAGTTCCGTGGCGCTCGCGGTGCGCACTTCCGGATAAAGGCGCACCAGCAGAGTCAGGGCGGTATCGGCCAGTTTCTTGCCAAGGGTGTCCAGTTTGTTGGCGTACATGTTTGTCTCCCGCAATGTGGTTGATGGTGATGGCATGAACGCGCTTCTATGGAGGAAAGCCAAGCTCTGAATCGCGACGTTGGAGAACCTCTGCGATGGGCTTGATGTAGATCATGGGTCTGTCGATACGCGCTTACGCCAGGCATCGCGGCGTCTCTCACGTGGCGGTCAAGAAGGCGATCGATAGCGGGCGCATCACGCCCGAGCCGGATGGAACGATCGAGCCGAACAGGGCCGATCTGGAGTGGGCACGGAACACCGTGCCTGCCCGGAAAGCAGCCCCGATCAAGGCTGCGCCTACTGCTGTCGAATCGCCCCGCGCTCGGCCCCAGGAGACGGAGGCGGCAGCGCCGGCACTTTCGACCGGCGGTGCTTCGCTACTGCAAGCCCGCACGGTCAACGAGGTGGTCAAGGCGCAAACCAACAAGGTGCGCCTGGCACAGCTCAAAGGGGAACTGGTCGACCGGGCGCAAGCCATTGCCCACGTCTTCAAGCTGGCGCGGGCTGAACGGGAGGCGTGGATCAACTGGCCGAATCGCATCACACCGATCCTCGCAGCGGAATTGGGCATCGATGAGCACACCCTGTTCGTGGCACTCGATGTTGCAGTGCGTGTGCATCTGGAGGAACTGGGGGAGTTTGTGCCGAAGGTGGACGGATGAAGGCGGACGATTACGAAGGGGCGCTTGAGATCGAACGCGCCTGGCGCGAAGGTCTGCGGCCCGATCCACGCCTGACCGTATCCGAATGGGCCGAGCGCTACCGGATGCTCTCGACCAAGGAATCGGCCGAGCCCGGGCGCTGGCGCAATGCGCGCACGCCCTACCTGCGCGAGATCATGGACTGCCTGTCCCCGGCATCGCCGGTGGAACGCGTGGTGCTCATGAAAGGCGCGCAGGTGGGCGGCACGGAACTGGGCCTCAACTGGGTGGGTTATGCCATCCATCACGCGCCCGGCCCGATGATGATCGTCTGGCCGACGACCGAAATGGCGCAGCGCAATTCCAAGCACCGCATCGATCCCCTCATTGAGGAGTCGCCGGTGCTGCAGGACATCATCGCCCCGCCTAGGAGCCGGGACTCCGGCAACACGGTGCTGATGAAGGAGTTTCGCGGCGGCGTGCTGGTGATGACCGGGGCCAACTCGGCTGTCGGCCTGCGCTCAATGCCGGTACGGTATCTCTTCCTCGACGAGGTGGATGCCTATCCGCTGGACGTCGATGGCGAGGGTGATGCGATTCATCTGGCCGAAGCACGTACCCGGACGTTTGCGCGGCGCAAGATTCTGCTGGTGTCCACGCCCACCATCGCGGGGGCGAGCATCATCGAGCGGGAATACGAGGCGTCTGACCAGCGTCGCTACTTTGTGCCGTGTCCGCATTGTGGTCACCGCCAGTGGCTGAGATTCGAGCGGCTGCGCTGGGATCGCGGACAGCCGGAAACCGCCGCATATCTTTGCGAAGACTGCGAAACATCGATCGCCGAGCATCACAAACCCAAGATGCTCGAACTTGGGCAATGGATGGCGCAAGGAATAGGAACGAGCGCCGGGTTTCACCTGTCCAGCCTCTACAGTCCCTGGCGCAAGTGGCGCGAGATTGCAGCATCGTGGGAAAAGGCCGCCATGTCGGAGAGCCGCTCGGTGGCGACCATCAAGGCGTTCAAGAACTCCGAATTGGGCGAGGCCTGGGTCGAGGAAGGCGAAGCGCCGGACTGGCAGCACCTGCTGGAACGGCGCGAGGACTATTCGCTGGGCAGCGTACCTGCGGGCGGTCTCCTTCTCACGGCTGGGGCCGACGTGCAGAAAGATCGCATCGAAGTCTCCATCTGGGCCTTCGGGCGCGGCAAGGAAACGTGGCTTGTCGAGCATCGCGTGTTGATGGGCGACACCGCCCGCGACGTGGTGTGGAAACGTCTCGGTGAACTGGTCGCAGAGACATGGACACACGCGTCCGGCGCGCAACTGCCGCTCGCCCGGTTGGCGCTCGATACCGGCTTCGCCACGCAGGAGGCCTATGCCTTCGTGCGACTGGCCCGCGATCCCCGCGTGATGGCGGTGAAAGGCTCGGCCAAGGGCGCGGCACTGGTGGGCACGCCGACGGCGGTGGACGCCACGACCGGCGGCAAAAAACTGCGCCGGGGCATCAAGCTGTTCACCGTCGCGGTCGGGATCGCCAAGCTTGAGTTCTACAACAGCCTGAGGAAGGTGCCGGAGGTGGCCGAGGATGGGGTCACGATTCGTTACCCCACCGGCTTCGTCCATCTGCCCAAGGTGGATGCCGAGTACCTGCAGCAACTATGCGCCGAGCAGTTGATCACCCGGCGCGACCGCAACGGCTATCCGGTGCGCGAATGGCAGAAGATGCGCGAGCGCAACGAGGCGCTCGACTGCTACGTGTATGCCCGCGCGGCGGCGAGTGCTGCCGGCCTCGACCGCTTCGAGGAGCGGCACTGGCGCGAACTGGAACGACAGATCGGTCTCTCGCCGCCCGGCGACCCCGATCCGCAAATCGAGCAACCCACTGAGGCCACCCTAAGCGGTGGCCTCGATGTTTCTGGAACCCCGAGAACTGGACGGCGCGTGATCCGTAGCCGCTGGTTCGGCTGATCACCACCACTGGAGAAAACCACGATGAGTCTGCAAACCCAACTCAACAGCTTCGTCCTGCGCGTTGCCGAGGAATTCAACACCGTCAAGGGACGCACCGGCACGCTGACCGCGCTGACTACCACCGACAAGTCGAGTCTGGTGGCGGCAATCAACGAACTGAAGGCCGCGATCATCACGGCGGTGGCCATCGACGACCTGCAGGTATCGACGACCACCACGTATTCGTCGAACAAGGTCGTCACCCTGCTCGATGCACTGAAGGCCGACATTCTGGGCGGTGCCGACCCCGCCTACGACACCCTGCTCGAACTCCAGCAGGCGCTGCAGAACGACCAGACCGGCATTGCCGCACTCACTGCTGCTATCGACAAGCGCGTGCGCTTCGACGCCGCGCAGACGCTGACTGTGCCCGAGCAACAACAGGCCCGCGACAACATTGGCGCGGTGGCAGCCAGCGATATCGGCGATGTGAACACCGACTTCGTGGCGATCTTTAACGCGGCCTTGGTGTAAGTGATGAGCCTAGTCGCCCAACTGTCGGCGCTCGCCACCCGCATCGGTATCGAGATCAAGGGACTGATTCGTCCTGACCATCCTGGACTCGCCGGGGCCTGGGCGAATTTCGGCTACGTGGGTGGGGCGGTGCAGCTTCGCGCCGCCTACAACGTCGCCTCGGTGACCCGCTTGGGAACGGGCCGCTACCGGATCGACTTCGCGACGCCGTTTCCCGACGCCAAGTACTGCTGGGTCGCCACCGGCCGCAGCAACACCGCGACGGGAACCATCCGTTTCGCGGCGGCACGCGGCACGACCGACGGCAAAACCGTCGACTCCCTGGAACTAGTCTGCACCAGTGCTGCGGCGTCGCTGGCCGACACACCCGAGATCAGCCTTGTGGTCTATCGATGAGCACGCCGACCTATACCGAAGCGCAGTTGCAGGCCTTGCGCGATAGCTTGGCCCGTGGCGAGAAGCGCGTCACATTCGGCGACAAGACGGTCGAGTACCGCACCGTCGAGGAACTGAAGCAGGCCATCGATGAGGTCGAAGCCGCGATGCACAAGGATGCCGTGTCCACTGGCCTGTATCCGCGTGCGCCGCGCCAGATCCGCGTGACCACCGGGAAGGGATTCTGATGGGCTGGATCGGAACCATCAAACGCCGCGTCTTCGGCGGTACACCCACCTACGACGGCGCAGGCCTTGGCCGGCGCACACGCGCCTGGACGGTGGCCAATCCCGGAGCGGTGGCGGCACTCGCCTACACGCAGGAGCAGCTACGCGCCAAGAGTCGCGACCTCGTTCGTCGCAACGCCTGGGCCGCCGCCGGCATCGAGGCCTTCGTCGCCAACGCCATCGGTACCGGCATCAAGCCACAGAGCATGGTGGAAGATGCTGCCCAACGCGAAACCATCCAACGCTTGTGGTGGGACTGGTGCGAGGCCGCTGATTCAGCGGGACTCACCGATTTCTACGGGCTACAGTCGCTTGCCTGCCGGGCCATGATGGAGGGCGGCGAGGCGATCGTGCGACTGCGCTGGCGGCGTCCCGAGGACGGGCTGCCGGTGACGCTCCAGATTCAGGTGCTGGAGGCTGAGCACCTGCCACTGGCGATGAATCGGGAGTTGCAAAACGGCAACGTCATCCGTGCCGGCATCGAGTTCGACCGGCTGGGACGGCGTGTCGCCTACCACCTGTATCGCTCCCATCCGAACGATGGCGGTCTCGCACCCATGTCCGGGTCGGGTGGCGTCGAAACGGTTCGTGTGGATGCCTCCGAAGTGATTCATCTCTTCCGGCCGCTGCGTCCTGGCCAGATCCGGGGCGAACCGTGGCTCGCCCGGGCGCTGGTGAAGCTCAACGAGCTCGACCAGTACGACGACGCCGAACTGGTGAGGAAGAAAACCGCCGCCATGTTCGCCGGTTTCATCACCCGTCTCGCCCCGGAGGACAACCTGATGGGCGAGGGACTATCGGACGCCAATGGTGTGGCACTGGCCGGGCTCGAACCGGGCACCCTGCAAATTCTGGAGCCGGGCGAGGATATCAAGTTCTCTTCCCCGGCCGATGTCGGCAGTTCCTACGCCGAGTTCATGCGTCAGCAGTTCCGGGCGGTGGCAGCCGCGATGGGCATCACCTACGAGATGCTGACCGGCGACCTGACGCAAGTGAACTACTCGTCGATTCGTGCCGGCCTACTGGAGTTCCGCCGCCGCTGCGAGGTGATCCAGCACGGTGTGATCGTCCACCAACTGTGTCGCCCGATCTGGCGTGCCTGGATGGATCAGGCGGTGCTCGAAGGGGCGCTCATGCTCCCCGGATACAGCCGTCGCCAGCGCGAGTACCAAGTTGCCAAGTGGATCCCGCAGGGCTGGCAGTGGGTCGATCCGCAGAAGGAGTTCAACGCCATGAAGCTCGCCATCCGGGCCGGCCTCACCAGCCGTTCGGAGGCGATCTCGGCCTATGGCTACGACGCCGAGGACGTCGACCGGGAGATCGCCGCCGACAACGCCCGTGCCGACGCATTGGGTCTCGTCTTCGATTCCGATCCGCGGCACGACCAGGCACCGGCGGTCGCACCCCCTCCACAAACCGAACAACCCACGGAGTAATTCATGCTGCCACATCTCGCCTCCCGTATCTTCGGGACGCCGTTGCTCGTCCATCGTGCCAAGCTCGACGTGATCCTGTCCGCCATCGGGCCACGATTGGGGATCGACAGCCCGATCCCTGCCGATGCCAAGGAACTGCTGGCGGCAGTACCCACACCCCGTTCGAACATGCAAGGCGTGGTCGGCATCACCGTGATTCCGATCCACGGCACGCTGGTAAAGCGCACCTTGGGACTGGAAGCGGCCTCGGGGCTCACGAGCTACCAGGACATCGGCGCGATGCTCGATGAGGCCCTGGCCGACCCCAGTGTCACCGGAATCCTGCTGGATGTCGATTCGCCGGGTGGTGAGGCTTCCGGCAGCTTCGAACTCGCCCGCCGCGTGCGCGAAGCCACCGCCGTGAAACCGGTCTGGGCCGTGGCCAACGATGCCGCCTTCTCGGCCGCCTACGCCATCGCATCGTCTGCCGAACGCATCGTCGTCACCGAAACCGGTGGCGTCGGCTCGATCGGCGTGATTGCGCTGCACATCGACCAGTCGGTGAAGGACGCCAACGACGGCTACCGCTACACCGCGATCACAGCGGGCCGGCACAAGAATGATTTCTCGCCGCACGAGCCGCTAACCGACACAGCGAAGGGCGAACTCCAAGCCGAGGTCGACCGCCTCTACGACATCTTCGTCGACCATGTGGCCGCCATGCGCAGGCTGCCGGAAATGGCGGTACGCGCCACCGAGGCAGCCCTCTACTTCGGCCCGAACGCCACGGCGGCCGGTCTTGCCGATGCCGTGGGCACGCTGGAGGCAACACTCACTGAATTCTCGACTTACCTCAGCTCCCGCAGCCGCAAACCGCCTCAGGCTCGGGCAGTCGTTCGAACCGAGGCGGCAAGCCCCCTTAAGGAGGATGCAATGCATGACCAAGAAGCTGTTCCTGAAATGACCGGCGTCGACGCTGCCGCAGTCATGGTGGCAGAGGCCCGCCGCGAAGTCACCCAAGCCGCCCAAGCCATCGCCGAACTGTGCTTGATCGCCGGCTGCCCTGACAAGGCTGCCGCCTTCATTGCGGAAGGCAAGAGTGAAGCGGATGTGCGCCGAGTGCTTTGTAAGGCCAAGGCCGCGCGATCTGAAGCTACGCCCATCCATTCCACCATCACGCCGGAAGCCGGTACCGAAACCCCCGAGCGCCCCGAGGCCTCGCCGGTGGTCGCCGCCGTCAAAAAACTCATACACAAGGAGTAAGACATGCCATCAATCACCCAGAGCAAGAACCTCGGCGACCTCCTGAAGTACGAGGCACCGAATCTCTATTCCCGCGAGGCAGCGACGGTCGCCGCCGGACAGAGCCTGCAACTTGGCACCGTGCTCGGCAAGAAGACTGCCGACGGCAAGTTGTATGCCTTGGCACCGGCCGCTACCGACGGCACCGAAACCGCCGTGTGCGTGCTCGCCACCGACACCGACGCGACGCTGATCGATCGGGACGACGCCATCGCGGTGGCCCGTCACGCCATCGTCGCGCGCAACGCCCTGATCTAGCCGGCTGGCATCACCGCATCACAGAAGGCCGCTGCCGAAGCGCAACTGGCCGCCCTCGGCATCCTGGTGCGCGACGCAGCATAAGCAGCCCCTCTCATCCCCCCGAAAACCCGCCACACGGCGGGTTTCGTTTTTTGGAGATCCAAAAATGCAAAACCCGTTCGACAACCCCGGCTTCTCGATGGCGAGCCTCACCACGGCCATCAACCTCATCCCCAACCGCTACGGCCGCATCGAGCAGTTGGGTCTGTTTCCGGCCAAACCGGTGCGCACTCGGCAGATCATCGTCGAGGAGTACGCCGGGCGACTGAACCTCCTGCCGACGAAAGCGCCGGGCTCGCCGGGCACCGTGGGCGAGCGCGGCACCCGCACCCTGCGTTCCTTCGTCATCCCGCACATTCCGCACGACGACGTGGTGCTGCCCGAGGAAGTGCAGGGCATCCGCGCCTTCGGCTCCGAAACCGAGACGGAGGCGATTGCCGGCGTGATGGCGCGTCACCTGGAAACCATGCGCAACAAGCATGCCATCACCCTGGAACACCTGCGCATGGGTGCGCTCAAGGGCCAGATCCTCGATGCCGACGGCAGCACCATCTACGACCTCTACACAGAGTTCGGCCTCTCACAGACGTCGATCAACTTCGATCTTGCGAATGCCAACAGCGACATCAAGGGCCACTGCTACGACGTGCTCGCCGAAATCGAGGACAACCTGAAGGGCGAGTTCATGACCGATGTGCACGTGCTCTGCTCGCCCCAGTTTTTCCGGGCGCTGACCACCCACAAGGCGGTCAAGGAGGCCTACACCAACTGGCAGCAGGGGGCAATCCTAATCAACGACGTGCGCTCCGGCTTCACCTTCGGCGGCATCACCTTCGAGGAGTATCGAGGCCAGGCGAGCGACATCAACGGCACGGTGCGCAAGTTCATTGCCCCGGGTGAGGCGCATGCCTTCCCCCTGGGCACGGTCGACACCTTCGGCACCTACTTGGCCCCGGCGGACTTCAACGAGACGGTCAACACCCTCGGTCAGCCGCTTTACGCCAAACAGGAACCGAGGAAGTTCGAGCGCGGCACGGATCTGCACACCCAGTCGAACCCGCTGCCGATGTGTCACCGCCCCGGTGTGCTGGTGAAGCTGACGAGCGCCTGATGGTAGGCGTGGCTGATCTTTACGACGCCGCTGCCCGCGCGGGGCTTCTCACGCCCGTCAAGGTCGGTGCCCTGATCGTCGAGTGCGGATTCCGCGCACCCGACGAGACGGTGCTCGACGGCCTGGCGCTCTCGCGCGACTACGAGATCGAGTTTCCGACCGAGCGTCTGTTGCTCTCGGTCGGGGATATGGTCGAGATCGCAGGCCAGTCCTACCGCGTGCGTGAAGTGATTGCCTTGCGGGACGGGAACGAGTGCCGGGCGCGTCTGGCGCGGCTGTGAGCCGATCAGGGGCCGATCTTGATCCAGCGGTTCCAGAGCATGCGACTGAGGGTGGCATTCACGGCCTGGCGGTCAAAGCGCTCAGGATCGAAGTCCAGTCCGGCCCACTCCTGGAATGACTTGGTTTCGTCGCCGTAGGGGTCGTCATCCAACCGATCCAGAAAGTCCTGGTAGCCGCCTGGACCGCCTGCGTCGTCGGGCGGGCAGGCGCGCTCGCCAGCCTCGACCCAGGCAAAACCGCCGTCATTCGGACTTGGTTTGACGTCCCTGATCGCCTCGACCGTGATGCGGTGCAGCCAGCCGTCGCCGAAGTCGTACAGGTAGTCGCAGGCATCGCCCTCGGCCAGCAGTTGATTGAGCCGGTATTTCTTCTCGTCGAGCACTTCCCAACCGGGGTCGGTGAACTCGGGATCCGGAACACCGTAGTGCTTGCCGCGTATCTCGAACTTGTGCAGGTGGGAATCCGACCAACCCATGGCGGCCTGAAGGATGTGATGCAGGGCATCGAGCCGCGTGCGGCCGTCCAGATGGATCCGTCGCCAGATGGCGGGCTGGATGCCCATCAGTTCGACGCGCAGGACGTAGTGGTCGGGCGTCGACTGACTGCTGCGGTGTTTCTTGGTTTTGGTTTCCGTTGCCAAACGGTATCTCCCTTTATCGGTTTCATTGTATCGGAGCCCTTATGCCCCAATCCAGACGCGAGCAAATCGTTCGTGAAGTGATGGTGCGCTGCCAGTCGGCGGTTGCCCCCGTCATCGTGCTACGCCAACCCGTCACGGCGATCACTCGCGAACAGGCACCGGTACTTGTCGTGAGCATCGCTTCCGACGCCCCGGTGAAGCGCAGCAATGACCGCGTGGAGCGCGAACTCGTCTTGCGCGTCATTGGACATGCCCGCGATCCGACCGATGGGTATGCCGTCGCCGATGATCTGCTGTGCCGCGCGCATTCGGCGTTGCTGCTGGACGCCACCCTCGGTGGCCTAGCCCTGAATGTCGCCGAGATGGACGCCGACTACCAGGCGGAAGACGCCGACGTCGAGGCCATCGCCATCCCTTCGTTCTACCGCATCACTTACCGCACCCTCGTTTCCGACATCTCTCAAGGAGGCTGAACATGCCCAAGCTGAAACTCAAGGTCACCCACACCCATGCCGGGGTGGCCTATCCCGCCGGACACGTCATCGACGTGGACGAGCACACCGCCCGCTGGTTGACCGACCACCGTATTGCCGAACCCGCCACGAATCGCCCTGAATCCGCACCGGATGCGTCCGATGCCACGGCGAAGAATCTCAAGACCGCCAAGGAGTAATCCCACATGTCCTACTACGCATCCTTTCAGGGCCGGGTCTATCTCGGCGAACGCAACGCCAATGGCGAACCGATCAATGTCCGCACGCCGGGCAACGTGGCCGATCTGTCGCTGTCCCTCAAGACAGACGTCATCGAGCACTACGAGAGCCAGACCGGCCAGCGCGCCGTCGACCTGCGTCTGGTCAAGCAGAAGTCCGCTACGGTTGCGCTCACCATCGAGGAGTTCACCAAGGAGAACCTGTCGCTCGCGCTATACGGCAGCCATGTAACCGATGCCGGCGGCAGCGTCACCAACGAACTGGTCGGCGGGGCGGCACCCGTGATCGGCGACCGCTACTTCCTCGCGCACCCGAAGGTGTCGGCCCTGACCCTGGTGGATTCCGCTGGCACGCCGGCGACCCTGACGGCAGGCACGCACTACACGACGGATGAAGACTTCGGTGCCATCCAGTTTCTGGACGTCACCGGCCTCACCGCCCCGTTCAAGGCGAGCTACACCTTCGGCGCAGTGACCGAGATCGGGATTTTCACGCAGCCCCTACCCGAGCGCTTCCTGCGCCTCGAAGGGGTGAACACCGCCGCCGGCAACGCCAAGGTACTGATCGAGCTCTACCGCGTGGCGTTCGACCCGTTGAAGAAGTTCGACATCATCTCGAACGACCTCAACAAGTTCGAGCTGGAGGGCTCGCTGCTGGCGGACTCCACCAAACCCTACGATGCGGTGCTTGGCCAGTTCGGGCGCATCGTTCAGCTCGGGTGATCGCCATGACCGAGAACCTCTTCGCGGCCCTGCCACCGGTGCCTGAGTCCCTGGTCATCGGCGGCGAGACGCTCGACATCACGCCCCTCAAGGTGGGAGAACTGCCGATCTTCGCTCGCACCGTGCGCCCCATCGCCGGCAAGCTCGGCCCCGATCCCGACTGGCTGCGCCTGCTGTCCGAGGATGGCGAGGCAGTGATCCTGGCGCTGGCCATCGCCTGCCGCCGTCCGCCTGATTGGGTGGCGGCCCTGGCACTGGACGACGCGATACGGCTTGCCGAGGCGGTGTTCGGGGCGAACGCGGATTTTTTTATCCGCCGCGTGGTGCCGGAAATCACGCGGGTCAGCCAGCGGATCGGAACGGTGATCCCTGGAGTGACGCCATCGCCCGGCTCCTCCGGGCAGGACACCGCTATCCCGACGTCCTGAACTACACCCTCGCGCAACTGCGGGCGTTCTTGATTGCCGCCGACCGCGCTGAACGGGAAGAACTCGCGGGGCAGTTTGCCTTGCTGGTGACGGCCGTGCGCGGCGGCAGCAACGAAATCAAATACTTCGTGCGAGAACTGAAGCCATGAAACTGTCGCTCATCACCTCGGGGTTGCTCGATCCGAAGCGGCTCGACAGTTGGGTGCCGGAGAAACGTCGGGCGATTCGCAAGGCCGTGGAAGCCGGCATGAAAACCGCCGGCAAGGAGATCGCCCAGGCGGCCCAGGCTCGGATGCAGTCGGTGTTCAAGGTGCGCAAGCCCGGGTTCCTGAAATCGATGCGGCACAAGCTCTACGCCGGCAGCCCCGAGAAATTCCCGGCGCTCCTGGTCGGCTCGCGCATCTCTTGGCTGGGCATCCACGTCCGGGGCGGCAGCATCGGTGGGCGAATGCTGATCCCGCTCCTGCCCGAGCACCAGCGCATCGGCCGCAAGGCCTTCCGGCGCGTGGTCGACGGCCTGATGCGTACCGGCAACGCCTTCTTCATCGAGAAGAACGGAAAGGTGATCCTGATGGCAGAGAACATCAAGGACAACACGTCCGAGTTGCGCCGGTTCAAGCGATCCGAGCGACAACGCACCGGCGCGAAGTCGATCAAGCGTGGTCAGGAAATCCCCATCGCCGTGCTGGTCCCGAGCGTGACCTTGCGCGGCCGTTTCGATCTGCCGGGCCTCGTGCGCTCGCAACTGCCCAAGCTCTCCACCGCCATCCTGCAACAACTCAACGCGCAAGGTTTGTAACCCGTGGCCTCTGACCGCGCCCAAATCCTCATCACCGCCATCGACCAGACCAAGGCGGCGCTCGCCTCGGTGAAGGCGAATCTGGAGGGACTGTCGTCGGCGGCCAGCAAGGTCAACGGCGTGCTGGCAGGGCTGGGTGCGGCACTCTCTCTGGGCGCACTGGTCGCCGCCGGCAAGGCTGCGCTCGATACCGCCGACAACCTCTCCAAGCTCTCCCAGAAAACCGGCATCTCAGTCGAGTCGCTGTCTCTCCTGAAGCCCATCGCCGAGCAGTCCGGCATTTCGCTGGAGGGGCTGGCCAAGGGGATGCAGAAGCTCGCGACCGCAATGGTCGAGGCGGCGGGCGGGTCGAAGGAACAGGTCGAGGCATTCAGCCGGCTCGGTGTCTCGGTCAAGGATGCCGCCGGCCAGCTGCGCCCGACCGAGGAGGTGCTGCTCGATCTGGCCGATGCCTTCGCGGCGATGCCCGATGGGGCCGAGAAATCCGCGCTGGCCGTGAAACTCTTCGGCAAGAGTGGCGTCGAGTTGATTCCCTTCCTGAACCAGGGCCGGGCCGGCATCGAACAACTCAAGCAGAAGTTCAAGGAGCTGGGCCTCGAGATCAGTGGCGACACCGCCAAGGCCGCTGAGAAGTTCAACGACACGCTCGACACGGTGAAGCAGGCGTTGTCCGGCATCGCCATGAAAGTGGCCGAAGCCGCGCTGCCAGCCTTGCAGAAACTGGCTGACGGCTTGGTGGCACTGGCCTCCCACGGCGAAGAGATCATGGCCGTGCTGCGTGTACTCGGCGAGATCATCATCGCTGTGCTGGCCGTCAAGGGCGTCGCGGCGGTTGCTGCGCTGGGTAGTGCCTTGGCGGTACTGAAGGCGGCCTTCATGCGCTTCCTACCGGTGCTCGCCGCTGTGGCTGTCTGGGAGATGGGACGCGGCATCGTCAAGATGGTGCAGGACATCCGCGAGACCAACCGCGCCATCGACGAGATGAACCGGCAGCGCCAGCAACTGGAACAGCTGACTGCCGCGATGGAGGAACTGGCCAATACCGGCACGCTCTCCGTCAAAACCCAGATGATGCTGGCGGCGCAGGCCGCCGAGCGATTGAAGGCGGCATTGCCTGGCACGGCGGATGCCCTGCGCGCCATTCAGGGTGCTGCCGCCCAAGCCGGCGAAGCGATCCGGCAGGCGCTCGATGCTGAAACCAAGAAGGCGGCTGAGACGGTCAAGCAACTCTCTGCAAGCTACAAGCAGGTGGCCGCCGACATCAAGGCGATCTGGGATGCCCGCGTCGCCGAAATCGAATCGAACTACAAGCGAGAGGAAGCAGCGGCGCAGAATGCCGCGCGCTCCGAGGCCGCCGCGATCCGCGAGTCGGCACAAGCGCTGCTCGCCGCCGAGCGCGGAAAACTCTCGGCAGTGGAAGCCGGGGCGCGGCAGATGGAGTCGGCCTGGAAGGCGACCTACGGTCAGGCCGTGGCGCTTGCGCGGGCTGCTGGTCAAGACGTGCAGGCCATCGAGCGGCAGGCGGTCGAGGCGCGCATTGCCATCTACTCACAGCTGGAATCCGCCTACCGCGCCACCGTCGACCGGCTGATTGCCGAGGAGCAGCGCCATCTGCAGGCCGCGAAGGCGGCCGACGAGGCTCGGCTCAACTTGCGCCTGTCGGTCGAGGATCGCATCCGCGAGCTGTCTCGCAAGGGCATGGATGAGTACGCGGCCTATCAGGATCGGCTGCGCCAGATCGACGAGAAGCAGGCGCAGGCACGCGCAGCGCTCGCCGCCGGCAATTATGAGCAGGCCCGCAAACTCGCCGAGGAAGCCATTGCCCTGGCCGAGCGCACCGCCTCGGCGGTGACCCGCCAGGTCGAGCAGAACGGCAAGACGGTGACGCAGACCGTCGTCTCCGAAGGCCAGGCCGCCGCCACGGCCATTGGCGAGATCAAGGAGGCCGCCGGCATTGCTGATGCTGCGCTCAAGGGCTTGGGAGACGCGCACAAGCAGGCCGCCAGTGCTGCCGGCCAGGGTGCCGACGAAGCCAAGCGTGCACTGGCTTCCGTGTCCGACGAACTGGACAAGTTGCGCCAAGCTTTGCTCGCCCAGGACAAGCTCAAGCTCGATGTCGATATCGAGGCCGCGAAGGCCGGCATCGAGAAACTGAAGGCGCTGACCGACGCACAGCAGCTCGTCGCCAAGATTCAGGCTGACACCAAGGAGGCGCAAGCATCCCTGGAAAAACTCAAGTCCGACACGGACAACCTCCAGCTGCTCGCCAAGGTGGAGGCCGACACGAGTCAGGTCATTGCCGACATCGACAGGCTCAAGGGAACGCTGGCCAGCGCCAACGTGGAAATCCCGGCGCTGGTGTCCTTCGACCAGCCCCGGCAGCAGTTGGCATCGTTCGCCCTGGATGCCAAGACTGTGCTCTCGGCACCGACCTCGGCCACCCACACCGTGCAGCCCGACCTGAATCAATACCGGGCCGCTGTATCGGAACTGCTGCGACCGACGTCGAGCACCCACACGATCTACGTCACCAAGGTCTACACCAATGCCCAAGGCGGCCTGATCCAGAAACTGGCCGAAGGCGGGCAGGCCGTGGCCGAGGGATTTCGGCGGATGTCGGGACGCATCTTCGGCCCGGGCACCGAAACCTCGGATTCGGTACCGGCGCTGCTCTCTCACGGCGAATTCGTCATCCGGGCGGCCAGCGTGCGCAAGTTCGGCGAGGCCTTCTTCGCGTCTCTCAATGCCGGCTTCCTGCCGGCACTTCCGCGCTTTGCTACAGGCGGGGCGGTAGGCAATGCCGTGAGCCAGATGGCGATGATGGCGGACGATTCGTCCAGCCCTGCGCGTGACGTGGTCGACCTTCGCTTCCACGTTGGAGGCAAGCCGCACACGGTGCAGTCTTCGCGCGAGACGGCGATGCAACTGGCGCAGGCGTTGCGCGAACTGTCGCGGGGGGCGTGATGAAGGAACAGTCGCCAACCCCTCTGCCGGATGTCACACCGCCACCGGGCGGCCCGGTCAAGGCCAACCTCAAGCAGGCAGTGCCCGTCGAGTTCTTCGCCTGCACCTGGCAGAGCGCGCAGGACGAGGTGCGCCAGCAGCGCGAGTGCGACTGGTGGATCTACGACTGGCCGGGTGTCGATTTCTACTGGCTGTTCGGCAACAACTACTGGTGGATTCAGCCGCAGCCGGATCACAGTCCACTGGCGCGGCGCTACTACGATCAGGTCGTCAGCGATCTCAACAACGCCACGAGTCAGGCGTACAGCCAGTGCGAGAGCCGCCACTACGCCTCGCAGTCAGATCCGGAACCCGGCTTGCGTCTCACCGTTTCCAGCCGCCTCGACCGGGGCAGTGTGACGCGCGGTAGCAGTACCGAGTCCAGCGGAATCGAGGCCCGGGTGTCCGTGCCATTCGCGGGCGGCACGACCCCGCCGCCGCCCACGCCTTGTCCGATGCTGCGGCGCGAGCTCTTTTCCAAGCCGGTCGACTTCAACTACGTGCTGCACGGGCCGGGCGGCGGAAACTTCCGCTGGGAGTGGCGCGATCAGCAGACCGTGACGCCTGACCCGTATTTTGAGCTCTACGGTCGCACGCTGAAGTTCTCCGGCAGCAGTGGCTCGCAGTTCCTCGGCAGTCTGCACCTCATCATCGACCGGCTCGCTGACCTGTGGGTACGCTTCGAGTCCCGGCCGATTCCAGGCGCTGTCGCGGATCGGGTCGATCCCGCGCAACCGCTGTCCTACCAGGTCAGCACTGGTGTCGGCTACTTCGGCATCGCCGCCGTGATCGAGGTGACCCATCTGGAGTCAGGGCAGATCTGGTACCAGAGCGTGCACGGCTCGAACTACTCGCCCGGCCAGATGACCACCTACAGCTGGTGGCCGAGTGGTTGGGAACAGATGTCGATGGACGCCAACGGCATCATCCGACACTACAACGTCGACTGGTTCTACTGGTTTAACACCATCGACCCGGCGAGCATCGGGTTGCCGACGACTGGCACTTACCGGATGCGCTACATCCTGCTGGCCTATGGCTACCAGACCTTCAGCCGTTCGGTGAGCAGCACTGCGCTTGGCCTCTCCGGCGACACGCGGATGTCGTGGAAGTCGATCTGGCTCTCGCACATGCCGTCGCTGATCAGCTACACGCCGGGGATGACCGACGGCATCATCCCGCCGTTCGAGGTGACCTACACCCGCAGTCCGGTGCTATATCCGTGGCCCGCGAACGGAACCGGCATCCTGTTCGATGCCGTGTTCGACATGAAAAACATCACCACCTTCCGTTTCGTGATCAAGGTGGGCAATACCTTCGATTTCGCGGTCGGACTGGTGGTGCAAGCCTCGGGCTGGCAAGCGTGGGTGCATCTGGAGCCGGGCGAGACGAAATACCTGGCCGGCGGCGTCTCGATTTCCGGGATGGCCAACTGGAATGCCTACCCGCTGCATCCGCAATCGCCGAATTACGGCTGGGAACGAAGCTGGGGCAGCAGCTACATCTCGATGGTCAACGGCCAGTGCTCGATCTCGTTCAGCCTGTTCCTGACGGCACCGGATAATCCGGAAACGACGCCGGCCAATATGCCCGCGAAGAAGGCCACGCAGCGCTGGTATTGGGATCTGTCCAGTTGGGGCCCGCAATACGAACCCGAGTGGGGTGCGGTCAAGAAATACGCCCCGGACGGGCGCTACGACTACGAATACACGCTGCAGCAGTACAACCTGAATGCGGTGGCGATCACAAGCATCAACCGCTCGATCACGAAGCCCAGCTACCAGCCGCTGATCGATCCGGCGACCTACTTCGTGACCGGCTACCAGACGACGATGTATGACTGGATCAGCCCGTGGCACAAGCGCCCCTGGCCCGGTTACTCGGGATGGGGAAGCCTCTCTGCGCCGATCATGATCAATGGAGAGCGCCTGACCTGGAACGGATCACAAAACGTCTGGGTGCCGGTGGAGGCGGTGTCGATTTCGCTCACCCGCACGATGATGCAGCAGGTGGCGGCGATGCTCGGCGTCACCGAGTATGTGGTGATGGATGGCGACGACATTCGCTGGTTCGTGCCGGTTACCTACAGCCCGCCGACCTATCCCGAGTCTTTCTCGAACGTCTTGTGGATTGACCGCTTCTACAC